TAAAGTAGGTTTCATGTTAAATTCTGTTAGTTTCATATGGTTTTTCCCAAAATACTTATAATAGTATTTATCATAGATAAATTATTTTGCAGTTATATCGGCAAACTGTTTGTTCTGCCATTTCTTAGTAATATTAGCGTAATCCTCAAGTTCGTTAATAATACGTTCTTTTCTTACTATTTCTTCGTGTAATTTGGTATCTGCAATTGCCAAAACTTCTAGTGTCTTAGCTTCTTTAAAGCGTTTTTCATACAATTTTATATGTTCTACAGTACTTGCCAATAATGTATCCAATTCAAGAACTCTATTGGCAGCTACTACTTTATCTGTGTGATCCAATGTTGTCCATATAACTGCACTCTTTAAATTATTAAAAGTTTTAGTTGTAAATGTAGTATTCTTACTAGATATATATGTACCCTTATGTTCTTTAATCGTATACCTATCATACATGATATAATCACCAGTACTATTCTGAAATATAATATGTTTTGAAATTTCTGACATCTTTTCTTTTTCAAACATCTTTTTGAATATCCTATACATTTCTTTTTCATTCATTTTCATTAGAAATTACCTCAAAATATATATTTCTTAATTCTGGACTGATATCTAAAAAGTTAGGCAATTTTGACCATTCAGTCCCTACTAGTAGCATAGGCACATTATCACAATCACTAACTAGATATCCTATAGGACTAACACCATCGTCAAACACACTTTGACGCAATATATCAAATTCAAAAATCCAATAACAATCCATCTCCTCATGTTCGTACATAAAACCAAATTCTTTAAATTTTTCATTAATTTTAATTGGAACTGAAATGTTTTCAGGTTGACTACGTAGTGAAATTATTTGTATAATTGTATCTAAATTGCATTGAGTATTGCGGTTTCGTTCCCATTCTAATGTTTTTTCAGGACTTCCATTCAATGGTGGCTTACGGTTAACCACCCCAGTCCTAGTAATATCAAACAAAGTATAGCAACGAATTCTCATAGTGTATTTATAGAGGCAAAAAAAGCCCAAGAATTACTTGGGCTTGATTTAGTTAAATTAAACTATTAAGCTAATTTGAAACCGTTGCTAGCAACTGTTGCACCTGATAAGTCATAAGTATTGACTGTACCTAAAGCACGAATAGCAGTTTGCAATGAACTTGCTGTCCATGCACCTAGTGGGTAAACAGCAAAGCTAGCTGCACCTGAAGATGCTTCTACTTGATAGAAATGTACAGTAGCCAATTGCTCAATGCAACGTAATACTGACTCAACTGCACCTAATGTACCTAATTGACCTGCTACGTCAGCACCTAAATCTGTACTGAAGAAGTCTAAAGCTGGACCTTGAAGAGCAATAGGTGTGCCTGTTGTTGCGCCACCTGGACCGTTTAATGTGTCGATTGCGAATACTGGTAGTGAATCACCATGCGTTCTTGTTGTATATGCCATGATATTTTTCCTTTAAAAAGTTTGAGTGTCATATAGATACTCATACTATTATTTATGCCTAGTGCAAAAAAATGTTGGTTTTGGTCAACGACCTAATAGATTTTGACGGCTGAAACCCATACGGTCTACAAACTTGAATCCGTTACTGACGAATCCTTCTTGTGTTTGAGTTCCGTCTTCTAAATAACCCTTGACTGGGCTAGATTTGCTTGCTTTGTCAAGTTGCTTGACAACAGTCATTTTAAGGTTATAAATAGCGCTCCATATCATAAAAGCCCCGATTAACCCTTGTTTGTTTCTTTCTAAATGTCCCGGGACCTTTTTATTAGTAGCAGGATCAATATAGCCATTGATCAATACTTTTCTAACATTGTCACTCATCTTTTTACCATTTAAAAAAGCCATAAAATCTTTCAATAAATTTTGAAAGTTCCCTTGTCTTACTTTTGCATTGATAAAACTAGTGAATAAATTACTGTTTAGTACACTTTTTGTTCCAGCTGGAGCCTGTAATAAACTATCTACTGCTTGACCGTACTTTGCTATTAATGAATCTGCTTTAGACTTTTGTGCTTCATTGTACTTTAGTTTAGGAGCTATTGGCATTTTACTAGGGACAATTGCAACATTACTAGAATTCTTTAACTGACCAACTGTTCCGTTTAAACTAACTGCTTGATCTGTTGACAATGCATCTGCTTTTAAATATTGATGTACTGCTATTCCTGCAATTTTACCGTTTATTAATTTACCAACTTCGCTATTTGCATCTACTGTATATGTGATACCATTGGGGTTGGCTCTAAACTTATACACACCATTCTCGTCTTGTAGGGGTTGACTGAACAATAAATCACCCCAATAATAGCCATACCCTTGATCTTCTTTGCTCAAACCATTCCATATTTGACCAATGATTTGATGCAATTGACTACGATCTACTCCACGCTCTAAATCATATTTGCGAAATAACTCAGGTGTATATGCAATACGTCCAACACCATCTTTTTTGTTGAACATATGCTTATCCATGATTGCAAATTTACCATTGGGACCACGACCAAATATCAATGCTGGATAACCATCCCATTTAATAGTCACTGAGTTAGGATTTTGTACTGTTGATACAATTGCATTAACTGCCGCTTTAGCATATTGACTTCCACCTATAAAGATAGCATCTTCAGGATGGTCTAAGTGGCCCTTATCTTCTGTGACAATGGTCTCATTCAAACTTTCTAGTTTGTTGACAATTTCTCTTATGTCTTGCATTTTATCTTATTCTGGATACGTTTCCACCGGGTTTAAACGGTTGACGTGGTTGTGTGGGTTGCGTATTTGGTGCAGTCGTTATACCTGACTGCGCAGCAACTGCAGCGGAGTACATTAGTGACCCTAATGCATTAACTGATGCAGGGCTATAATTGCTATTTTGTGCGGCATTGATTGCAGGTGCAAATTTTGATCCATATGCACTATGTGTTAAATCTAATCCGTCTTTTTTAGCTAATTGATTAATAAATGTAGTTAAATCAAAAGGTACATCAGCAACTTTATTAGAAGCTATTTGTTTTTTTAAATCCTGATTAAAATTTTTAATAAACTGGTTTTTAACAGCTATTTGATTAGCAGTAGCTTTATCTGGTATATCATTTAAATATTTAAATGGTGTTAGAGCTGCATTACCGACTTTTTTAAGTCCAGTAGTAAGTCCGGATGCATTAACCTTATTAATCGCATTACCTGCAATACCCTTAACTCCCGAAGCTGCGTTTTTAACACTATCCCAAACACCTTCATTAATTATGACTTCATTGATTTTCATCTTTTTTCCTGATACTCTTGGAAAATCTATCTTGGTCTCTTGCTTTAATCGCACTTAATAATTTACGCTCTAATATTTGAGCTTTCTCAGTATCATAATGCTTATTAATCATTTCTAAAAGATTAATTGCACTGGTAATTATATTGTGGGCACGGCTTTCAATGATATGTTTAGTATCACGGTTTTTACCAATAGCCTCTAATTCCTCTAGTAAACTGCGAGTTTTCTTTTGCATGATATAGATATCCTATTAGTATTTATCATCTTTTCAGATTGTTGAGCATTGACTTGAGTTTTGAGCTACCTACATCTGCGTGAATATTCTTATTTACAGGTTCTATTTCTGTGTGAACACCCTCATTTACGGTTGTGACATTACTTTGTGGCTTTAATCTACTCATAATATCACTTGGGCTGGACTGAGATTGTCTATTTTCTTGTTGTTCTCCATACCCATCTGGATCAGGATCAGTAATTCTTAAGGTTTCTACGTCAAATGCTAATTCAATCTTCTGTCCTACCCCAGAACTACTACGTGTTTTCATCAATTGTAACTGATATTGACCACGCTCCCTCATACTTCTACTCGTAAAGATACCAAATACATTATCCGCAGTATTGATTTTACTGATACCACCACTAATGTGACTATGATCAAATTCAATCTCTTCTACCGCAGACCTATTTAATTGACTAGCAGTTACAAACAATACGTTTAATTCTTTTGCTAGATTACGCAATTCCTCTGAAACATACTTGTCTTTGACAAATAAATCGCTTGGGCTGACTTTTGCACTAACTGGCATAATTAAGTCCAAATAATCAATACACAAAAAATCAACTTTTTTCTTTGTTTGAATTTCTAATTCTTTACAATATGCACGAATGTCATTGACTGTACTTTGTGCTGGCATATACTTAATACGTAACATACCAGCTTTCTTTTGTATCATCTTTACTTTCATTTCAACATTATCAATGTCTTTAAAGATTTCTCTACTACTTGTATCAGTCATCATACTATCAATACGCATTGAGCAAAGCCCTTCACTCAACTCTAATGATACATAAACCCCATTCAATCCTGCTTGACTCCAGTTGACTGCCAAGTTTTGCATGAACAAACTTTTACCAGATCCTGATCCACCTGCAAAAATTTGTAACTCACCTCTATTAAAACCACCGTAGAGCTTTCTATCCATGCTTGGCCACCCTGTACTATTCTGACCATTGTTGCTTTTAAGTTGCATAAGACGGGCCCTAGGATCATCAAAGTAATCCATACCCATATCACGTTGTAAACTAATTTGTACTGCATCTTTGATTAGTTTCTCAACTGGATCATACTCACCTTTCTCCAACAAGTCTGCGCTTTTAAGAATCGCTCTTTCTAATTCTTGTCTACGTGTAAATGCCTCAAACTCATCCAAGAACCATTCGTTGTGTCCTTCATCCAACTCGTCAATAATATCAATAGCTATACCAGTTGTTGCTTGAATCTGTGTACTATCTGGGATGCTATTATATTTTTGACTATGTTCTTTGATAAATTGCGCAATAGGTTTTAATGATTTATCAAAGTTGTCAGGGTTCATAATGTTCATAACCCTAGTGTACAATTCACTATTTGTAATCATCATTCGCAGAAATAATTTCTGCACATCATTATTATAATCCTTTAGCAATTTGTCTTTTCCTCATTTCTATTTTTATTTTACTATTTGTTGCACTTTGTAATATACTTAGTAGTGTAGGTACTTTGCCATATCTTATTACCGCATCATTGACGTCCTTGATATCGGTTTCCCATTTAGGTAAACTCACGCTATACCCAAACTCCAATGCTTTGTCAGTTAGTTTTAATCCTGATGTATCTCTATCAGGTACCAATATAATTTGTTTATTCAATGATGCTAACAATTTACTTTGTTCATCACTGATATCATCATGCATCAATGCAACACCATCTATACTCAATGCATCAAATATACCTTCAGTTAATATACATACACTCCAATCATTATGTTGTACATCAATATTAAACACATATCCAGATTGTTGATCATTTATAAATCTCGGAGTTTTGTTATCTAAGTATCTACTTGTATGCCCTACGATTTTATTCTTATATGTATAGGGTACAATAACTCTATGTTTATTTCTACCTACATCATTTGGTGTCACCATGAAAGGGTAACTATCAATATCTATGCATCGATTAATTAAATAATCTACATATTCTTTATGTGTTGGGTTAGTTTTATCTAACAACTCACCTTCTGGTAATTGCTTTTCAACAAACCTAATCAGATTAGGTTTAGTAGGTGTGTAAAAATCTAATAGGTCTTTGTATTGTAGACTTTCTAAATTCCATCTTTGTATTTGAATATCGTCAACACCTAACCAATTCAATAATTTTTTAGTTTTGAACTCTAAAGGTTTTCCCAGTCTAAATGAGCAAGTGAAGTTGCAATTGAAACAATGCATTAACCATTCGTTGGGACCATTGGTTTTAATGCCTCCCCTAAATCTAGTGTCAGGTCTATGACCACCGTTGTGATGGCAACAGATTGCATTAAAACTGTACCAGCCATTACTAGCCTGACGTTTTTTACCTGGAATTAATGCTAATATATCAAACATCTTGCTATTATAATACAAAACGTATCAAATATCAAGTAAGTTGGTACTATTTAGCCAATATTGTATCAATTGAACCAGAAGAACTGAACATCGATACACGAAGGTAAGGATGATACCCTTCAACAAGATATCCCTGTGTTGACGTTTCATTGGTGTAAGTATAGTTCAATATATCATACCATTCTGTATCCGATGACGTTCCAGTTGTACTTCCCTGAATAGTTACCGAACCACTATAATTATTATAATACAATTGCATGGATAGTATTGGGTTGTCATTACCAGCAAATACAGAACTGTTATATGCAACTCCTGTACTAACAATCGGGGCATGATCAGGGATAGATACTAATAGTGCATGTGATCTGTTGGGTAAGATGCTATCAACAATATCAACAACTCCCCTAGCACTGCTATCATTGTCCAAATATACAGGAAAGTCAAACCCACTTGATGGGAATTCTAATGAATAATAGCATTTTTGAGGATCCATTATAGATAAATCACTACTGCTAATGGTAAATTCAGCTAATCCATTCAATGCCAATGTGGGGTTTAATGTTTTTTGATACAATA